AGCGGTGAGTTAACAGGTATCGCGTTACCTTATATCGTTACCATGGAAAAAGGCTCAAACACTATTCTTTCAATCCGTAGAAACTGGAACCCTGAAGATGAGTCATGTAAAAAACGTAATCACTTCGTACATTATGGCTATGTGCCAGGTTTTGGCTTTTATTGTCTTGGGCTTGTTCATCTTATTGGTGCTTTTGCCAAGTCTGGTACTTCAATCCTTCGCCAGTTGGTTGATGCAGGAACTCTTAGCAATCTACCGGGCGGTTTTAAAACGAGAGGACTAAGAGTAAAGGGTGACGATACACCGATCGCTCCGGGTGAGTTTAGAGATGTAGACGTACCATCCGGTACTATGAAAGACAACATCATGACGCTACCTTATAAAGAGCCTAGTCAAGTCTTAATGGCGTTACTACAAGCGATTGTAGAAGAAGGTAAGGCGTTTGCAGGGGCAGCTGATTTGGCTGTATCTGATATGTCTGCCAACTCGCCTGTAGGAACAACCCTTGCTGTATTAGAACGTACACTTAAAGTAATGAGCGCAGTTCAAGCGCGTATTCACTACTCGATGAAGCAAGAATTTGTTTTACTACGCGACATTATTAAGGACTATTGCCCAGATGAATATGATTACGATCCAACCGAAGGTAGCCGACACGCTAAGAAAGCTGATTATGATTTGGTGTACGTACTTCCTGTATCTGATCCCAACGCCTCAACGATGGCACAGCGCGTCGTACAGTATCAAGCGGCCTTACAACTAGCACAAGGCGCACCACAACTCTATAACATGCCGGTCTTACACAGACAGATGCTCGAAGTATTGGGCATTCCTAACTATCAGAAGTTAGTGCCTATGGAAGATGATATGAAACCGCGTGACCCTGTGACTGAGAATCAAAACATTCTTAAAAGTAAACCGGTTAAAGCGTTTCTTTATCAAGATCATCAAGCGCATATCTCTGTACACATGTCGGCTATGCAATCGCCTGAGATACAACAAATAATCCAACAGGCAATGGGACAAAATCCACAAGCGATGCAAGCATTGCAAGCAGCTATGTCTGCTCATATTATGGAGCATCTTGGTTATGAGTATCGTAAGCAACTTGAAAATACCATGGGTATCAACATTCCATCTTATGGTAATGATGATACTGACAATCAGGTAACAATTCCTGAGAACATTGAGGTGCAGATATCTCAACTGGCTGCTCAAGCTTCTCAACAATTGTTGCAACAAGGACAACAACAAGCTGAAGCGCAAGCTAACCAACAGAAACAACAAGATCCTGTTATTCAGATGCAACAAGGCGAACTCCAACTAAAACAAGGCGAACTACAACGCAAGGTCGCTAAAGACCAAGCGGACATTCAACTTGAGATGGCTAAGTTAGAACTTGAGCGTGAGAAGATGGGTGCTACTCAAGAGGTTGCTGGTGCAAACATTGGTCTTAAGATGAAAACCTTACAAGATCAGAAAGACACCACTGCCGCTAAGATGGGTGTAGATGTCGCTATGAAAACGCAAGATAGACAACACCAAAAGGAACAAACCTTCAATCAACAAGAGCATCAAACTAAACAAGCAGAGAAACAACATCTTGCTAATAAAGAGCAACGCTTTGCAGAAGGAGGAGAGGTAAAAGGAAAAAACCCTGAGAAATTTGCTGAAGGTGGGCAGGTGTTTTTGGAAGAACCAACAATGTTAGATTTATTAGGGCAAAAAGTTTTAAAACAACTACCATCAGAAACAAATTTATTTAATTCTGAAAGAAGACCAACCAATGAAAAAATTTTTATAGACGCTGTTGGAAAGGGTAGAAAAAACCCAATAACTGAAAAAGATTTTACACCAGAAGAATTAACACATTTAAAGACTTTGGTACAAAATAAACACGAAAATAAAATAAAACAATATCAAAATACAATTGATTATAATAAAGAACTTATTGGTAGATTGAAATCAAACGGAATGGATACGAGTAAGGCTGAAGAATCTTTACATAAAGCGTTGGGCGAACAAAAAAAAGCTAATGAATCTTTTTCAGGAGAAGTGACTTATGAGGACTATCCCCCTCCTCCCCCAGAAGGGGAAGGAAATTTAAATATGTCTAAAACCCCAACAGGTAGGGTTATGAGCACATTGGGACAGTTTAAATATAATATTGACCCAAAAACAAAAGATATCTCTATAAAAGATCAATATGATTTTAATACAGATGCAGCTCACCATGATCCTTATGAAAGAGGTTCTACATCAGGTCTTTTGCATGGTGATGTCTATCCAGCAGTTAGAGATATGGCAGGTCGATTATTACCCCCTGGGAAAGGTCTTCCTGTAGATATAAAATTACCTAAAGAATGATAGCTACCATAGTGGCAGAGGTAGTTTTGCTACCTCTTAAGGCAATCGGACTTACATTTGTATTTGGATACTTACTTTTTTGTGCATGGCTAAAAGCCTGTGAGGTAGTAAAACGATGGACAAAATAGCAGCAATACTAACCAAACAGTTAGACGAAAAGATAATATTACTACAGAACTCTTTAAGTGATGGTCGAGCAAAAGACTACGCTGAGTACCAACGGGGTGTCGGTGAAATAAGAGGTTTATTAACCGCACGTCAATACATAATGATTTTAAACAACAAAATGGAAACATACGATGAGTAAAATATTGTTAGCAACTAATCCGCTAAACCCACAAGTTGTGGGATCGGTAGATATGGAAGCTTCAAACGAAGAAAAAGCGACACAGCTTCCTATCCCATCTGGCTACCGCATTCTTTGTGCGTTACCACAACTGGAGAAAGAGTATGAAAGTGGGCTACTCAAAGCCAACGAAACACTACACCATGAAAATCTTCTTGCTACTGTGCTGTTTGTTGTGGCTATTGGCGCTGATTGTTATGGTGACAAGACACGTTTCCCCAACGGCCCTTGGTGTAAAGTTGGAGACTTTATTGTGGTACGACCTAACGCAGGTACTCGATTAAAAATACACGGTACCGAAATGCGGATTATCAACGATGATTCTGTAGAGGGTGTCGTTTTGGACCCTCGTGGCGTATCCAGAGCTTAATGGAGAAATAAGATGGCCTATATAGACAATGAAGAATATACGTCCCCTGATGAAACGCCAGAAATTGAAGCGGATGAAGGGTTTGAAATTGAAATAGAAGACGACATGCCAGCGGCTGATAAAGGTAAGACTCCGCTACCTAAAGTAGTCGTTGATGAATTAGAAGAAGCGGATGACTCTGATGAGTATACCGGTAAGGTACAAACCAAGTTTAAACAATACAAGAAAGCTTGGCATGATGAGCGTAGAGCAAAGGAAGAAGCGTTTAGAGAACAAGAAGAGGCTCTGAATATCGCTCAACGTGTTATTGATGAAAACAAACGCTTAAAGAATTTGTTAGAATCTGGCGAGAAAGAACTGATCAGCACGTATCAAACTTCCGCAGAAATGGAAGTAGAGAAGGCTAAGCGTAATTATAAGGAAGCTTATGATTATGGCAATACCGATGCGATTATCGAAGCGCAAGCTGAGTTAATGAAGGCTACGAATAAGCTTGACAAAGCTAATAATTTCAGGCCTACTATTCAGAACGTCGACGATAACGTACAAGTGTTACCAAAAAAGCAGTCGCAAGCTGCACAGTTAGACCCTAAGGTAGCGGAATGGGTAGCCGAAAATCCGTGGTATGTAGACCCAACTAAGAAGTCTATGTCAAGATTCGCTGTAGGCATACACGAAGACTTACTAGAAACTTATGGTGATAAGTTCGTTGGTACTGACGAATATTTTAAACATATCAATCGAGAAGTATCTCGCAGATTCCCAGAAGAATTTGAATCCTCAAACGATGAGCCAAAGACTCAACGTACACCTAAACTAAGCACGGTAGTTGCCTCTGCAAAACGTAGCACATCTTCAAAAAAGATAACGCTTACTACAACGCAAGTAGCTTTAGCAAAGAAGTTCGGTATAACACCAGAACAATACGCCCGTGAACTAACAAAATTGGAGGCCTAATCATGGCTCAAACACCTAGAGATTTAACTACACGTAGTACAACTGAACGCCCTAGGCAGTGGGCACCAGCAGAGCTTTTACCAGAACCTGATAAACAGCCTGGCTACGCGTATAGATGGATTCGTACTTCTACACTGAACGAAGCTGACCCACGAAACCTTTCATCAAAACTGAGAGAAGGTTGGGAACCTGTTAGTGTTGAAGAACAACCACAATTTAAACTGTTAGTCGATCCCAGTAGTCGTTTTAAGGACAACATTGAGATTGGCGGGTTATTACTTTGCAAAACCCCTGTGGAGTTTATTGAACAGCGTAATGCGCATTTTCAAAAACAAGCTCAATCACAGACGGAAGCTGTAGATAATAATTTAATGCGCGAAAGTGATCCTAGAATGCCTATCTTTAACGATAGAAAAAGTTCTACTTCCTTTGGCAGAGGTTAATAATTAATTTTTTGGAGGTTTAAATGGCTTACCCTACCGTAAGTGCACCATACGGATTCAAACCCGTAAATTTAATTGGAGGTCAGGTTTTTTCTGGCTCCACTCGATCGTTACCAATTGTATATGGTTACGCTACTAGTATTTTTTATGGTGACTTTGTCAACTTAGCTAGTGGTACTGTTGCTATTGTAGCAAATACTTTGGCCACACCTACTGTTGGTGTTTTCTTAGGTTGTTCTTTTACAGATCCTGTTACTAAACAAAAACGGTATAGTCAATACTGGCCTGCTAGTACATTGGCTGGCGATGCTGTCGCTGTTGTTTGTGATGACCCTGATACTGTATTTAAAGCTGCTGTTGTAACCGCTGCCGGTACTGCAACTATTTCTTCTGGTTCTGCTATCTTGATTGGTGCTAATTTAGCTGGTAATACTACTACGGGTTCAACTGTTACTGGTAACTCTGCTGGTGGACTTGTTGGCGCTTCTGCAACTGCTGGTAACTTCCGTGTTCTAGGTCTTGTTCCTGAAACTCAAATTCAATCTTCAGCAGCATATGTTAGTGGTACTGGTACTACAACTTTGACTGTATCTGGGTTGACTATCGGTCAGGTCTTACCTATTGGTACTGATGTGTATCAGTCAGTTGCTGGTCAATTGCAATTTACTGGTTCTGTATTGACAGCAGCGGTGACTGTAGCTTCATCTACCTCACAAGCCTTAACTGTTCTTGCTTCTACAGCAACAATACTTACTACTAATCCATTAGTTCTAGTGCAGTCTCCTGAAGTGCTTGTAAAAGTTACTTTTGGTTCTCACAGATATTACGTTGCTTAAGGAGCATAACATATGGCTATTTCACGTTCGCAACTATTAAAAGAACTGCTTCCGGGTTTGAACGCTCTATTTGGTTTAGAGTACAACCGTTACGGTGAGCAACATAAAGAAATTTATGAAATCGAATCATCTGAGCGTTCTTTTGAAGAAGAAACAAAATTGTCTGGTTTTGCTGCTGCAGTTGTTAAACCTGAAGGCTCAGCTATTCAGTATGACAATGCACAAGAAGCTTGGACTTCTCGCTACAACCATGAAACCATTGCATTAGGTTTCAGTTTGACTCAGGAAGCTATCGAGGACAATCTTTACGACTCGCTTTCAGCTAGATACGTTAAAGCTTTGGCTCGCGCAATGGCTTACACTAAACAAGTAAAAGCAGCATCTACCCTTAATAATGGGTTTAACGCAGCGGTTACTGGTGGTGATGGTCAAGCGTTGTTCTCTGGTGCTCACCCTTTGGTTTCTGGCGGTACTAACAGTAACCAACCAACTACTGCTGCTGATTTAAACGAAACTTCTTTGGAAGCGGCTGTTATCCAGATTGCTGGTTGGACAGACGAACGCGGTCTTTTGATTGCAGCTAAACCTAAGAAACTTATTCTTCCTCCTGCACTGCAATTCGTTGCAACCCGCTTGTTGGAAACTGAGTCTCGTGTAGGCACTGCTGACAATGATATCAACGCTATTAAGTCCAATGGTGTTATTCCTGGTGGCTATACAGTTAATAATTTTTTAACTGACAGCAATGCCTGGTTTTTATCAACTGATGTTCCTAATGGACTAAAAATGTTTGTTAGAGCACCTATCAGCAATGATATGCAGGGTGACTTCGAGACTGGTAATGTAAGATATCGCGCAAGAGAACGTTATTCAGTAGGCTATTCTGATCCGTTAGGTATGTATGGGTCAGCTGGAGCTTAGTCTTATAAATCAGTAACTTAGCTTAAATTAAAACCCTCTTTGGAGGGTTTTTTTATAGGGCATTTGATTTATATTATTAAAAGCGTTGATATAAACCATATTGGTGTTATAATTGTTCTCAAACTAAAGAGGATATATAAATGCCAAAAATAATAACCCAAGAAGATTTTTTACTCAAAGTTAAAAAAGTTCACGGTGACAAGTATAATGTAAGCAAACTTATTTACGTTTCTTCAAGAACGCCTTTAATAATAATATGTGAAAAACATGGTGAGTTTGATGCTATACCTATAAATTTTATAGGTGGGAAAACAGGGTGCCCTAAATGTGCCGGTAGAAATATTGATTGGGTTGAAAGATTTGTAGGTACACACGGAAATAAATATGATTACTCTTTAGTTAAATACGTTGATTATAAAAAAAATGTAAAGATAATATGCAAAGAGCATGGTGAATTTTTACAAACACCTGATAACCACTATAGAGGTCAACAATGTCCAAAATGTAAAGGGCAAAGAATACGGTTATCAAAACAAATGCCTTTTGAAACATTTGTAAAAAAAGCAGAAATTGTACATAAAAACAAATTTACATATAGGTGTGACAAATGGGAAAATTTAAATACATCTAGAGTTATTGTTAAGTGTGAGCATGATGAATTTGAACAGATCGGTGTAAATATTTTAGCTGGAAAAGTAGGTTGTCAAAAATGTGGGAATATGAAATCCGCTCCTGAAGAAGAGGTTAGTGATTATTTAAAAATATTTACGTCTTGTAAACAAAGAGACAAAACATTAATAAAACCAAAAGAATTAGATATCTATATCCCATCTGCAAACCTAGCTATTGAGTTTCATGGTATGTACTGGCATTCTCATTTTGAAGCTAAAACTGAAGATAAAGATAAGCACAAAACGTATAATAAGTACAAAGCATGTGCAGAGAAAGATGTTCGTCTCATAACTATATATGGTTCAGAATGGGATAACCGTAAACCACAGATAAAAAGACTTCTTAGAAATGCGATAGGTAAAACCAAAGGTAAGTTGATGGCCCGCAAATGCCAAGTATCTATGGTTCCACATACAGAAGCCAAAGAGTTTTTTGAAAAATATCACCCACAAGGTGGTGACGGGTCAGGTACACATTATGGAATCTACTGGAAAATAAAGTTAGTAGCCTGTATGCGCTTTTCTTTAGGGTCAAATGATAGGGGTAACACAAAGACAAGAGACTGGACATTGTCTAGATATGCGACAAGAGTTAATATCCTTGGAGGAGCATCTAAATTATTTAAAGCTTTTGTAAAAGAACAAGACCCTGATCTTATAAAATCTTTTTCAGATAACAGATATTTTTCTGGTGGAATGTATGAACAACTTGGTTTTGAGTTGGTCTCTGAGTCTATGCCAGACTATCAAGTGTGGAGTCAAAAGAAAGGTTTGTTTCCTAAATCACATTATCAAAGAAGAAACGTCCAAAAAAGATTGCTTGAACACGGCAAGGACGAAACATATGACCATGAGACAGATTCAAGAACAGAAAGAGAAATGACCTATCTTATGGGTGCAGGTAGGATATATGACTGTGGTAAAAAGAAATGGGTTTGGACTAAATAAACCCCTTGCAAATCTAATAAAAAGGTAGTATAAGTATCCTCATACCGAGACAAAATTTCGGCTTAATAGACTGCTCTCGGCAGACGCATAGAAGACTATTAGGCTCTCACTTTCTATGAAGGAACTATCATGTCAAGAACTACCTTTTCAGGCCCAGTTAAAGCGGGCAACATTCGCTATAATCAATATAAAAACGTAGGTTCAACCGTACTTTCTCAAGTTATTCAACTCCCTGCTAACACAGCGGTTTTAACATCAACCAGTGCACCTATTTATATCCCTACGGGTAGTCAGATTATTGACATTCGTATCACAACTTCAGTAGCTTATGATTCTGCAACTTCAGCGACATTGACTGTAGGTAAAACTGCGGCTGGTACTGAATATGCAGGTGGTAATGCTAAAACAG